GTATCACTCAGGCTCCACAGCGGGTTGAACTCCAGCTTATAGTCGGGTTCCTCCGTCACGTCACCAGAGGCGATGCCCGCCCGGAACACAACGTCCAGCAGTGTGCGGAGGTTACGCTTCAGCATCAAGCGCTGAATCTTCTCCACAAAGTTGTAATAGCTCTCGAAGTCACTGTCGCCGGTGGCGTTCATGCCGGCCGGTGAACGGCCAAACAGAATCGTCTGGGGGATGTTCGTCAGCGCGGACAGCATATTGCAGGTCGCGTCGATGACATCCTTGACACCGGAAAACTGGAACGTCTTGAAGTCGTACTGCTCTCCCTCGGAGTCAATGGCGATGCTGTTCAGCAGACCACGGGAAGTGTCTACAAGCTGTAGGCGCTTCAGCACTTGGTTCTCGCCGTCATCCGTGGTCAGCAGAGAAGCAAGACCCTTCATGCTGTAGATAGCCTGCACGCTCCGCTCCAGCAGCTTCACGCTGTCGGTGTGGGCTGTTACGGTTTCCCGCAGCGCCCGGCGAATGCGGACGTATTCAGGCATACCCCAAAACAGGTAGGTTGCATTGGAGGTCTGCTCCGGCAGAACGCCGTTGCGGAACACCAGACATCGGCTCTCATGGACCTTGAAGGAACCGTAGATGCTGGAAACATAGTAATATTCCGGCTGTCCGAACTTGGACACCCGGTTCCCAACGCCCTTCCCGCCGTAGTCCTGCTGGTACAGGCTGGCGTAGTCAGGCTGCACGATGGAGCGCTCATAGACGCGCAGCTCATCAATGCTGCGGATATGTTCCCAGTCAACAGGCTCCTCCAGCCCGCGCCCATCGTCAATCAGCATGACGATAAGAGCGCCACCGTAGAGCCGCGCCCACTTGATGGCGGTGGCGGCCTTCTCCTCCCATTCGAGATCATCCAGAGCGTCTTCCACAAAGGCGTTCAACTCGTCGCTTTTCAGGTTCAGGTCGAAGCCATGCTTCAGCGCTTCCTCGGCAGGCGTATCAATGATTTTGGAGAACAGGCCGTTGCCCTCATACAGCCCGGTGAGCTGCATATCAGGGATGACCGGCTCCCGTTCAAACTTGTACGCCTCGGAGTTGTCCTGCTTGGTTCCGTACTTGTTCAGGAGGTTCACATAGCCATCCTCACGATGCGGACGCACAGCGCCGTTCTTCCGCCGGAGGATTTCACGGCCACGCTCATTCAAACGCCGACGCTCGGCCTCATCTTCAGGTATGTGCATTGCGCTTCCTCCTTCCTGTTAAAATTCAATGCGTCCATCCGACTCGTTCCAGATGCCAGAGGATACCACAACATCCGTCAGGGTGTTGAAGGTGACATAGTACGGATTGCCGGTAACATCGGCGCTGAGAATCAGCTCCAGCAGCTTCACGCGGGCCAGCAGATCATTGATGTTGGACTCATGACCGTTGAGCAGTTCCTTCAGCATCGTCCAGAACAGCAAAAGGTTCCCGCTTCCCAGATACTTTTCGGCAGGCGAGATCATGCTGCTGTAGATGCTCTTGATGATGCTATCATCGGCCTTTTCCACTGTTTTCTGCTGAACATAGCCTGTGAGATCGACCTCGGCAGAGCCAACGATCTCAAAGATGCCGTGGATGAGCTTGTACGCTCTGTACTGCTTCCCAGCTTCACTGTTGTTCTTACGAAGGAAATAAATGGTGTCAGCGTTGGCCTCACTGGGCGCAGGGAGAGCATCGACAGGGACGGCTTTCAGATGCCCGGCCCCGTTGACCTTTTCCTGAACTTCATCCGCCGTAGCATAGCCGGAGTCGTTCTCCAGCGCAGAGGTCTTGGTCGGAACCTCGATGTTCACGACTTTGTTGTCAGGAGGGATAGCCTGCCCATTCCTCTGGATGCTAACGATGACGTTTTCTTCCGCATTGGCAGGAGCATGAGCCGACTGTACATGATCTTCGCAGGTCTTCAGGGAATCGTTGATGTCCTTGATGATGTCTTCCATCGCAGAAGACAACGCTGCAATCTGTTCTGCCGTGTAACCCTTTGCCTTCAGAGAAGCAAGCCTAAGCGCTTCAAGCGTGTTGAGTTTGTCGCTCATGTTCGCTTTCCTTTCCAAAAACAACAGCGGCAGGAGTCCATTCCCCTGCCGCTGCATTCTTACTTATGGGTTATCAGGCGGTTGCGTCAAAGACCTCGGTCAGCATCTCAGTGACCTCAGCGTCGGTGGCGATGGTAACGACCGCGGTCTCCACGCCATTGATCTTAATATTGCCTTCGGTGGTGCTGGCCTCGACCTTGGTAGCGCCCTCAGCAATACCTTCAACCTTGGTGGAGGTGGCGTCCCACTTTTCCTTATCGCCGGTAGCGATCTTGTCCAGCTCGGCCGCATTGGCGTGAGAGTGCTTCTTGCTGACGGCATCCTTGATGTTGGCGTTGGTCTGGTCGTAGGTGTCCAGCAGTGCCTTGTTGGCGTGCTCATGGGCCTTGTTCAGGGCGGTCTGCACCTCGGTCTCCAGCTTTGCCTTAGTGATTGCGCCGTCGGTGATAGATGCGGTGACCTTATGAGTCTGCTCGTCAATGGCGATGACAACCATATCACCCGCAGCAGAGCCGGAGGTAACGTACTCGATCAGGCCGCCGACATCAATGTACAGGGTGTCGTTGGTGGCATTTGCCAGAACCAGCTTGATATAAGTGCCTTTGGGCTGGCCGGTGGGGTTGGTCACAACAGAGCCAGACTTAACCACCATATCCTTCGGAATGTTGATAGCCGCGCCAACGGCAACGCCATCCTTCATGAGCTGGTAGACAGCAGCATAGTCGCCGGACTTCTCAGACTTCTCCACAGTGTAGCCGGGAACCTTGATGTCCACAGCCTTATCCTCGATGTTCTGCACCACGCCGTTGACCTTAATGGTCTCCAGCACGTTGGCCTGTGCGCCAGCATCTTCCAGAGCCTTAACACGAGTAGCAACAGCGTCGCTCTCGGCCTTAGCTTTCTGTGCGAGCTGCTTCAGGTGCTTCAGGCGGGCCAGCTTTTCCTCATTGTATGCCATATCGTTATTCCTCCATATCTTTATCAGGCGTTATCGGTGGAAAATACTTCACTCAGCATTTCGCTCACCTCAGAATCGGTTGCGATGTCAACCGCCGCAGCGCCCAGCGGGGCGAGATCACCGGCGGCGTTCTGGATGGTGTACGAGGTGGCAACCCCGTCCACGACCACGGAGAGGACCTGACCGATGTAGGCGGTCGGGTTCGTCTTCGCATAGTTCTGCGCGTCAGCCATAGACGGCCACACGCAGGTAGGGTCAAGAGAAAAAGCATCCTGACGCCTCATGCTCAGGGGGAACTCCATGTTGGAGTAGGTCTTTTCGGTATTGTTCACAGCCATGTTCAGTTCCTCCCCTCTTAGCCCAGAGTGACCTTGAGCACTGCGGCGTTGCCATAGGCAACAGCAGGCTCAAAGACCCAGACGTTATAGTCCTTCGCGGTATAGCCATTTGCGCCCTCAACAGGGACGGTGGACTTCACAAAGGTGCTGGTGACATCTGCGTTCATGGCGGTTTCATTGATGACCTTGGTGACGCCCTTTGCGGTAGCAATGCAGGCGATGACGACACGCTGCGTACCGGCAGGAACATTCAGGGTCAGCGTACCGGCGGCGTATGCCTTGCCGGTTTTACCCAGTGCGCGGATGGCCGCACTGTCCAGAGCAGGCTTGCCGGTAGACGTGCCATAAAACACAGTACGGAACGGGGTGTAGGCTCCGGTGTCCTTGGTCTTAGTGCCGGCCGCAATGGCTACGACAGGGCTGGATGCCGCGCCGAGGTTGTCCTTCGCGGTCACACCTGCGCCGTGGGTGACGGTGACGCGGTACTTCAGGCTGGACACGGCATTATCGCCGCCTGCATCGCCGATGATGAAGCCCGCGCCGCCGTTGTTATCAGAGCCAGCGGTCAGGGATGCAGCGGCCACAGACACGACCTGCGCAGTGGCCGCATTGGTAATGCGCTCGACCTTCCAGTTGGTAGCGGTAACGCCGGTGGCCGGGCCGTACTGATAGGAGCCTGCATTCAGGGATGCAGCAGAGTAGGCCGCAGAAGCTACCTTAGTGCCGGCCTCAACAGCACCAGCACCGGTCAGTGTGAACGTGCCGATGGACGGCTGGGCGGTGATGCTGGGCTGGAGCCGCTTGCTGAAAATCTCGGTCAGGGCATCCATGACGCTCTTGCCTTTGGTGGAGAAAGTGGCCGTGCCGTTCTGGCTCTTGGTCAGGTTGCCGACCTGCGTATAGCCACCGGCCAGCGTGATGTTCTCGCGCAGGATGACCTTATCGGCATCGACATTGCCGGTCATCGCCACCCACGCCTTGCCGTCGTAGAAGTAGGCTGACTTCTCGTAGGTAGAGTTGCCAACGGTGGTCGTGACCACGAAGACATCGCCCTTCTTGACGGCCACGTCGGTGTGCGCCTTGAAATACGCGGCGATAACCGAATCATCGGATGCAGACAGGTCTTCCTTCGTGCCTGCATACACCGTGCCGCCAATGCCGCCAGAAACGGCATTCAGCTGTTCGATGGTCGCGTAGTTGCTCAGGTCAACGGTGGTATCATCCAGACGGACGACTTCCTCACCGACCTTAGCGTAAATGTCGTAGTACCCGGTGGCAGCATTCATCACCAGATACAGCACATTATCCTGCGCCTCATCGTTGGAAGGAACCTTCTCAACTTTCTCGAAGCGTGCATGAGCAGACTTTGCAATGGCGGTGGCGATGGCACTGTTGATTGCCTCGGTCGTCATACTGTCTGCTGCATCCATCTTTCCGTCAATAACGGACTTCAGAGCAGCCGAGAGGTCAGCTTCCGAAATTTCACTCTTCTTGGCGAGGGAGCCAAGCTCGGATGCCAGCGTGTACTTCGCCAGCTCCTGCTTCAC